ATGCTTACCAGTCCAAGGTGAACGCGTGAAGGTTAGCCGAGAGAATTTCTTCCTTCAGGCGAACGACATCGACTACATGGACGGCATCTACATCGTACTCATCTGGGTTTTCATTCATTTCCAGGGAATACATTTCCACGATGTACTCTACCATGTCAGAACACTCAAGTGTCTGATACTTATCCATATGGAATGGACCATCAGACAGAAAGTCTTCGGGTAAACAGGCAAAATGCACCATCCACGGTGAAGTTCTTTTCATTTCAACCGGTGCCTTCAACCAGAAGTCCCAGCGAGTATCCAATGGGATACTCTGGTCGGCGATGTACCGCTTGAATTCGGGTTTCAAGAAAGCACACGTTGCAGTGTGGCTAAGAACGTAATTAGTCAAGTCAGAGAGAATGCTCATATCAAATATCCAAAAAAGATTTTCCAACCAATCGACGAACAGATTCCAGGTTAGCCTGAGTTCCGGTCTTCGACAACACATAGCCCATCACGTCAGCTTCTTTCCCATCAAGCATCTTGAATAGGAATTTAGCGTACAGCGTGTCACCCTTTGCTACCTCAGCGAATTCACGACGTTCCAGATGCTTCATCGCTGAAAACATCTTCTTCAACGTCATCTCGTGATATTCGATCTGAAACATCATCGAGTCACGGAAAGCCGTCAAGCGTCCGCGAGTCTTTTCATCGACAATAGGCAACACATCATCCAGGGAGTTACCCAAGATCAATGCTACCACGTCTTTCTCAAAACGCAGACCATCCAATGCACGGTGCTTCAGCACATATTCATCCGCCTTGATCTTCACACGGAAACCGTGTTCGAAAGTAACCACGACGCCTTCGTCCTCTTTGAATTGACGGACAACAGACGCTAGGTCTTTCAGTGAAGGATGTTCAGATGACAATACCTTAACGACAGTCCATTCGTAGCATTCACCCAATGATTCTATGTAATATCGTCGTACATAGTCGCCGGTAGAATTCTTGCGCGCACCCAACAGTACCAAATCAGCAACTGGATAGTCGATCACAATACGTTGGTCGCGTGAGCAGAATTCAAACATAGGCGTGACACCGTCATTCAAGCAGGTTAGAATCAGCTGTTCGAACTTTGCCTGGCGTATCAGAGGCAGAGAAGCAATGAACTTCTCTGCCTTCATCGCAACTTCCGTGATACCAGCGCGAGTGCCCAGTCGATACTTACCGTCAGGCATAGGAATAGCGCGGATCATGGACCCATCCAGCTTTTCCAGAACATGGTGTTGCTTCGAGAAGTCGATATCTTCTTCACGCCATCCGTCGCACTCGTTCAAGTTATGGAACTTATCGAATGCCAATGAGATGATGTCACCGTTGGCATTGAAGCAAGTCCCGCGAAGGTTCTTCAAGATCAGGGTGTGGTGTTCATCACGGCCAACGAAAGTATCCTTCAGGGAAACGTTGTAGTCGATCACCCAACCGAATTCACGGCGATGAACAGCAAATTCTTTCTTGCTGGAGATAGCCATCATGGCTTCATTTAGGGTAAACATTATTCAATCTTCATCAATTTGGCTGCAATAACATCGATAGCTTTACGAACCGTTGCAATTTCTTCCAATAATTCACCTCGATGTGATCCAAGACCTTTGAGGTGGAGTATGCGTCGCGCCAGTTCAAGTGCATCTTCTTCAATGCATTCAACGAGCTCTAACGCATCCGAGATAGTATTCACGCCATAGAACATAGATCTCCATAGGCATGACGTGCATGCTTTGTGGCTATCTGAATATTGAAGAGGGCTTCTTCAAGTGATTCGATTTGCAGTTCGTGTAAGCCTTCCAGCTTCAGACGTTCCTGGATGTCATACTCCACGCCTTCCATCAACTCGATAGCCGAGCTAACTTCTTTCATGGAGATAGAGAGCAATGCGATCATTCCGAACCCTTCAGTAAATATTCAGCGATGTCGACTAACTTCTGCTCGCCGTATTCGTATTCGTCATCGACGTGCCAGAATTCAGCCTTATCTTCGACTGTTTCATCGTATCCAGTATAACGGAAAGTTTCCATGACCTGTCGAAAATTCTCACCAGCCATGAAGATGATGCGATCAGCCCACTCGATGAGGTTAGCCGTGATCGGGATCAGGGCGATATCTTGTTCTGATCCACACGACCGAGCATTGAAACCCATTTTCGTGGCAACATTTGCACAGGTCGGACTACGTAGCAATCCAACAGAACAGACGAACAGAAGACGTTTGGACGGACCCTGCAGGGAGTTGTTGTAGGGTGCCTGAGCCTGGAAGATCTTGAGAGTATTTGTCATAGATTTATTATAACCCGGAGAAGGATAAAAGTAAATCAGAAGTGTATTTTGGCAGATAGTTCCCGGAACTCTGTCAAACTTTCAGCTCCATCATGACAAGCCTGCAGATTTGTTAGTAGATCGCGGGTTGCTGTATCCTCGACGTCAATGCCAGAAGCAGTCAATGCATCTGTGATGAGTTCTCGCTTGATTTGCGTACGATAAGTTTCAAAACTCTTCGAACCCCCCAAAGCGCAGATCCTGAAGTCCTCGAAGCCTTCATTGTACTTGTCGTCATCAATGAGATGTCCAACACCACATTTCAATCCTCCCAGACTTCTGTAGAAGCACGTTCCGTTTCCGTCCTTCGAAAGCATACCCTGAGCAGCAACACCGTTCACGGACTTATCAAAGATTTCTTTAAGAGTTAACATCATTTCTTTTTCCATAGTAAAAATGCAAGAGGGAGGAGTACCAGAGCCAGAGAACTCGGCTCAGGGACCTTGTTAGAGGTATCCTGGCGGAAACCAGGAGCCTTTTGCGGACCTGTAGGACCTTCACCATCAACAGGCGGCACCGGTACGATCGGTACAGCAGGACCTGGGTAAAGAATTGTGACGTTCCCACACCGCAGGAACTCACCAACACTAATCCCAGTGGAAGTGTGGTAGAGGCGACCATACTCTTTCTGTTCGTCGTTCGCGAAGTTTGTACGCGAATCCTTGCACAGGTAACGCTGACCATTCTTCATGTACGTCGTATCAAACGTGTTCGCAAAGTATTGGTTCCCGGAAGAACCACCGAGGTTTCCCATCTCGAACACATCGTCCGCTGCACCAGTCTTCATCATAGTGACGATGCGATCAGCTTCTAGTGCGCTGACTCCAGTCTTGTGCATGATGATGTCTTTGGTGGCGATCGCCCACTCAGCACCACGCGCAGTCTTAGGTGCGGCATACGGGTTCATCCCGAACCGGGATATTCTACACCCACTTGTCGGGATGACTTTCTCACGACCGATATCAGGCGCAACACGAATTTCAGAGAACACATCTTCAAGCTCTTTGGGACCTTTCAGTGCGTGATAGACAGAGGTCGAAGCCAATGTCAGTGTCACACCGAACAGGATGCCTAGTGCGATGCGGATCTTAGATTTCGTTCTCATTTCGGTTCATGGTACGACGCTGCTTCCAAGAATTCCCTTACTGTCTTGGAATCATCATGAGCACCCTGTAATTCGATCAGCAATGATCGGACTGCATTATCACTAACATCAACGCCAGATTTGAATAGAGCATCAGTGATAGCCTCCGATTCTTCTAGTCGCATCGGGTCGCCGAGATATCGCATACCGAGCCCTTCGATTTTTTCGGTGTAGTATTCATCATCGATCAACTGACCGACTCCACATGCATGCCCATGAGAATTTCGATAAACGCACTGGCCAGTTAAGTCTGTGCACAAGACTCCCTGCTTGATGATACCGGAGGTTGCTTTTTCGTAAATTTCTTTGAGTGTGAACATGATTTATTTTACCGTGAGCTTGTTGAGGGCGTTCATGATTTCAAGGTAGAACATATTGTACTTCGCCATACGCGCGTTGTCCTTTTCAGTCACACCCTTCAGGCGGCGAATGTCGGTGTTGTGACGAAGATCGCACAGCTTAACTCGCATCGCATCTTCACTCGACATAACCCGGACTTTGTATTCGTCGTAAGTTTCACCTGGCACTTTTGTCAGGGCGCAGATTCCAGAGATGACACGTTCGGTCATACCGTTTGCACGGAGTTCCGCATAAGTCATCGGAGTATCTTCGACAAGATCGTGACCGAGAGCGATGCACATAAGCTCGACATCGTCGGACTTCAGATAGTGCATAACCTTCAGAGGATGAAGGATGTAGGGCTTGCCGCCTTTGTCGAACTGCCCGGCATGACCATTGGTAGCCATGACGAGCATTCGATCGAGTAGTTTGAGTTTCGTTTCCATGAGTTAATTATAACTCAGAGATGGATTAAAGTAAACGAGCTATCAGGTCCAGAGACCTCGCCTAACTTTAACGACGCGGATCAGATATTCCGTATCCTCTTTCTCATACGCGACTTCGATTTCATGGAGCTTGTCCAACTCGACTGTACCAGAATTTCCATCTGCGCGTTTAGAGAACAGAGGCTTACCTTCATCACAATACTTAGACCAGCCGGAAGTGTCATATGGGTCTGGTCGCGCAGGGCGGATAGAGGTCCACCAGTGATAGATATCAAGGACTTCCAATGCAGTTTCAGCTTGTCCGGTGAGAGGTCCAAATTTTTCATCCTGTTCAGACTCAACGACCCAAGCACCTTCGATAGCAGATGAACGGAGAGAAGCTGCCCAGTTTAGGTGTTCGATTCCAGCGCCTGCGCTTCGGAATTTCTTAAACAACCAACGGTTCTTCAGGCGGTTGTAGCCATACTTTTTCGCAATACCTTTATCCATGATGCAGTGATGGATAGCGGTTTCGACTTCCACGAAATCAACCACTTCATCCATCATACAGTTCAACATACGAGTATCGAAGTCATACCAATCGCCACGCGGGAGTTTGGATGTCAGTGCATACTTCTTGTAGATGAACCGGTTGTATAGATGATAGCGAACATCGTTGAACTTACCAAACGTATGGTTATTGATCCAACGTGCGGCGTCGGGGACGGTCTCACCGAAGAAGTAACGCACGGGGAAGTCTTTCCGAGCCTGAGCATACCAAGTATCCCATTCATCGAATGGGAGTGCATATGGCTTACCAGGGACTGTGAAATTGTCCTTAAAGAACTGCTTCAAACTTTTCATATTCGACTCCAACCTTTTTCAGGAACTTAATCCCATCGTCGCCTTTGTAGGCTTCACTATACACAATACGCTTGATACCAGCTGCATGAGACATTTTCGCACACTGAATGCAAGGTGATAGCGTCACGAACATTTCAGCACCATCCAATGAAATACCAGTCTTGGTTGCTTTCAGGATAGCAATCTCTTCAGCATGCATGACTTCCGGTAAAGAAACCAATTGTTGCATTGTTTTGTCATAGACCTCACAGGTGTTATCCATACCAGAAGGCATACCATTCCAACCATGGCTAACGATGGAATTGTTTTTCACGATAACAGCGCCAACCTTCTTTCGAACCGCCACGGAACGTTTCGCAAATACACCTGCAGCTTCCATGTACAGGTCATCATACTTATCCATTGAAATATCCTATGCGAGTGAGTTCTTTGCGATTAATGTTGGGATACAACTTGTTTAGGGTTTGATCCTTAACAGCTAGTAACACTTCAGATTCTTCCTTGGACATACTCTCCAATGCATTGATGAACATATGTTCACGGCGAATAGGCTTCAGTTCTGCGCGTGAGTACACGTACAACTTCTTCGCTTCTTGCCAGAACGCACCGGTCAGCTGCACCGATGGAGCCTTGGAGACTTTGTACGGTGGTACACCTTCCGGTAAGATCATCTTCTTTTCCGGTAAAAACGCAGCCTCCAGGATATTCCTGAGATATGTGTTAGTTGAGTATTTCCCAATGTTGCCGATATCGTCGTTGATATCCTTTAGAATGTCGAGTGGTAAATCCATTGAGAGTCCTTAGAAGAAAGAATCGAGATGCTCAGTAAGCTGACGACAACGATGCTTTGTGAAATAATTGAAGACGGCGTTCTTATCACGAACAAACGTACTCGCCTTGTATATATTGAGAATTCTATCGGCTACATCAGAAGGGATATATTCGAAGTCGATTAAAACCCGGTTGCGATGAAGGTTGCGCTGTTCTTCCTCGGTCAGGTGAGAACCGGTTGGATTATCATAGAAAGCCTGCTTCATCTTTTCAGAGATAGGCTTCTGACGAGTACCATCGATGAAAGTCGTGTCACCCATACGGATGTTAGGGACTCCATCGCCCTTGTCACCGACTAGAACCTTTTCCAGGATGAATGTCTTGTCAGGCTTTGCAACGAGCTTCTTCTGAATCTGGTTGAACTGAGCAAAGTGCTTGTGCTTACGGTACAGTTGCTTGAAGTCACCGTCACTGGAAATGACAAAGCACTTCTGTGAAGATTCTTCCAAGCCTTCTTGGATCAATTCATTCTCAGCGAAGTAATCTACCAACACAGCGATCACGTCATCACCTTCAGCGGTGGGTTCACGCACCACACGGAAAGGGAACGTCTCACGGATTTCTTCCAGCAACTGGGAACCGATGGCGAACAGATTGCTCCAGTCAGTACCGGATTCTTCCTTACCGACGGCGCGCATAGCCTTGTATTGTGGGAATACACCACGGCGCCAGTTCTTGTTGCCATCGGCGCAAAGAATCACTTCACCATACTTCCGATAGTGTTTGTTATAGGACTGGAGCATGTTCAGCACAACGTGACGAGCAACGTCTTCCATCTTCTTAACTGGCTGACCCTTTTGGAAGTCAGCAGAAAAGGCGAGGGAAGCTGCTACGATAGTTTGGCTGTAATCAACTAGATTCGGCATCAGTGCTCTCCAATAATTCAATAATTTCTTTTGCCATCAGCTGATACCCCAGTACATGCTGAAGAAGTATTCATCCCACCGACTTGAAC